CTCCTGTTCCTGAGGACATTGAACTCATTAAAAAAGGTGAAGCAATTGCTAAAGTTGCAATGCCTGCGGGGCTACTTAAAAAACTTTTAGTACCCTTAAGTACATTCTTAAATCCATCATCTAACCAACCCATTATATACTCCTACTTGATAACATACTTATAATATCTTCATTTCCATATCCTTGAGATGCTAAAATTTGAGCTGCTATATTATCATCATCAAGATCAGCAACATCATAAGAATTCATTCCTAGTTCCGCCATCGGTTCACCATCATAATCGTCGTCATAGAAACCTTCTGGTGGTTCATACCCTGGAATAAAATTATCTAAAAGATAAGGGATCTGTTCTTTCATTCCTTTAAAATCCATTATATCATCTAGTTTGTTATACCCTGATCCTAATAAATCCATTAACCCTCGTCCTGCATTTTGCATTGGATTTAAAAATTTTTCAAAGCCACTTTCTTCTTGTGTAGTACTATTATTAATTATGTGATTTCGTCCAGGAGGAATACTTCTTCCAAAACTATTAAATTCACCAGGTGGATTTATTGGTTGGAAGGTATCCTCAGTCACAGCTACATTCGGACTTCTTCTTAAACTTCTAATGCCGGAATTAGATTGCTCCATATTTCCGCCAAATCTATTGTCTATTGCCATTATACTTTACCTACAACTCCCTCTAAAATTTTATGGATAGCGACACTCACGCGTACATCTTGTCTGATGTGATGTGATTGTGTGTCGGTTGCAGGGTCAGCTACGTCATCATCAGCTTCTTTAGCTGAACCGTATTCCTTACCTGTTAGCGTATTGGTAATAGTTATTTCTGCAGGGACAACAATCTTAGGAACTTGTTCCCCATTGATCTCTACATATTCTATTACACTATCATCCTTTATAGGCATATTCATTCCTTATATCAAGTATTATTACTTATTTCAAGCACTGAAAGCACCACGTGCAGCCTATCTGCATGACCTGGTGTTACAGTAATTATTTCTCCTTGTTGTGCTACAAGTGGTTCAGTTAATAATTCCACAGGAACATTAGCTGCTACAGCCATATTATGAGCTAGGTTAAACACGCTTGCAGCTACATCAGTAATAGTCACTGTTATCGTACTAGCAGTAGCCGAGTCATCACTAACTCTTATGGATTTAATTATAGCCTGAACTTTATCCGGCACTGTATATAGTACCACAGGATTAACATTTGTAGCTAAATCTTTTTTATAATTTGTATATACGTTACCCATTAAACCACGCAAACGCTTGATCATCATTACGCAACGTTTCCGGAGTGTAAGTACTATTAAGCAATATTATTAATTGATCCAAAGATTGAATCATTTGATTAAGTTGTCTTTGATCATATTCTTTTTGAGCTTGGGGTAAACGAGGAATATTTATTTGTGACATTATCTCATCCCATCTTGTTGAACATCAGCACGGTAAGTACCATACCTCCATGTTGAATTTAATGTATTACTTTCAATACGAACTGCTGCTTGTCGTCCACGTGCGCGTGTGCTTACAAATTCTGTAGTATTAATTACTTCATGGGGACCATTAATTACTTGTTCTGATGCAGGGTATAATCTAAATCGTAAAGAAACATCAACTGTTCCTGCTAAATTTTTAAAGTCGGGAATAAATTTTTTAATTGACATTAATTTTTCACCAGCTTGGGGTATAACAAAACTTCCTGACTCCACAAAAGAAATCATTGCTGAACCATCAGCGTTCATTCCATTTTCTTGTGCATACATAAAAGTTCTACCTGGTGTTAATCCATTAATAGTTGTTATAGTAGATGAGGTATTTGTAGCATCATAACTTGTAGCGTAAGGAAAATTATACACACCTTTGTCAGCCCATGATGTACGATTCAAGGTTCCAACATTCCAAACTTTTTCTTCATAGTTATAAGTAACACACCTATCAATTTGTGATGATCCATCAGAGCAATAAAACCATGTGACCTCATTAAATTCACTATTAGCTGCAGCAAATGTATCTTTTTGAGAAGCTTCATCAATATCACCAAACACGTAGTCTTCCACAGAACAAGGAATTTTACTTACCTTACCATCAAAACCAAAAAAAGAATCACGGCCCATCCAATAAGCTGTACCATTAACATCTACTGTTGCGTGTAACCCAGCTGACCCACACTTAGCACCTAGTTGTGTAAAACCAAAAACTAATGGAGCACCAACTAATTGCATCTGGTACATAGCTGTGTCAGACCAAATCAAAACAGCACCACGTGATCGTGTTGCACTAACTAATCTACTTCCATCTGTTAGTCGTTGAAAACCAGCGGTATTTGTGGATGTAGGAATCCATATGTTAGGATCATCTTGTTGACTCCATCGAATTAACATATCATCTTGTGATGATGTTGTACCAATAGTTGTCTCTGTTCCAAAACATAAAACAAAACGATCTGTACCTGAAAGTAAAACAAATCTACTTCTAGTAGGTGCATTAGATACGGGGGTAACTGTTGCTGGAGCCGTTACACCACCCGATGTGTCCCAATAATAAAGACCTCCATTAAACTGTTGGCATAAAACATCTTCCCCATAATTATCAAAAGACCATTTACCTGAATCTAATTGAACCGCTTCCGCTCCAGTTATTCCTGCGCGTGAAGTACCCCATGTTGATAATCCCCATGTTCCTGTTCCCCACCCATATCCAGCTACGGAAACAGCGGGTTTAGTATTTAGTTCATAAGAAGCATTTGTACCCGTGATAGCTACTGCACTTGCACTTGTGGCTGTTCCGGTTGTAGTAATAACATATTGGGATGTAGAAATAACTTCAATAATTTCAAATTCCCCTAGTAGTTGTGCTTGTGTGATACCATTAACCGTACCTGGTGTACCAGAAATAGTAACAAAATCTCCTGTAATAGCTCCGTGTGCGGCATCAGTAACAGTTACATTAGAAGAAGTACCTGCTGTGGTATTAGTAGTGATAAGAGTGATAGCATTGGTTGCTGAACGAATAGGAGTAATGTCACTCCAGGCTCCGTTAGCATAAACATATAATTTCTTGTTAGTTCCTATGATTGTATACTGGTCCCCATCATTTGAAAACCATGTGAGAATTCCACGTGTTGCTCCTACTAAAGCATCTGTTGTTACTTTAACCCAACCTCCTATTTTTTCAGGAAGACCATAACGAAATCGCATGTTATCAGAATCAAACCATTTACCTTCAGCACCATATTCAGTAGCTTGTTTATCTACTCCTGGTTGAAAAGGCATTTTAACAAGTGGCATCTAAACTCCTATACAGCTGAATCGTAAAATCTAAGCCATTTAACGGCGCCGTTAACATTAATCATAATAGCTCCACCTTTTGCTGCAGCTTCTGCAGTAGAAGAAGATATACTATTTACACTAGCGCCACCTGACGTTCCTTCAAAATGAATAAAGTCTTGATCAATATCATCTTGGTCTAAAGATAAACAAGAAATAGCAGCACTTGCGCTGTTTTGATTAATTTCTAATTTAGCATTAGTTGGTACGTTTACTCCTATACCTACGCGGTCTGATGCACCATATGTAACTAAAAGATTAGGGTCATTATCTCCTTCAAATCTAGCGTCTACTAAAGCACCTGCATCATTAAAAGTAAAGTTACCTCCATCAAATTCTACAACTCCTGTTGCTGTTAAAGTTGATGCGGTTAATAATCCTGTTACACCTAATGTTGAGGATAAAGTTGCAGCACCTGTTGCTCTAAAAGTTCCGGCAACATCGAGAACAGTAGCGGGAGAAGCGGTTGCAATTCCAACACGATCTGTACTTGCATCTGTATATAATAAGCTTGCTTGTGTATCACCAGCAAACACTGCATCTTTGTCAGCTTGTGAAGAGTTAAAAGAAAAAGCACCACCATTAAAAGTAACATCACCTGTTGCTTGTAGTGTACCATTTGCTTTAACATTTCCTGCATCCGATAGTACATCAAAAGCAGTAGATCCATCTGTATAAATTATATGTTTGGCTCCAACTACTAAAGGAACAGGGGTTCCTCCTGTTGGACCAAAGTTTAATGTGTATCCATTTTTAGTCGTAGCATCATCAATGATATACCACATAGGAATAGCTTCACATGTCACTGTCACATTTGTAACCATCGAACCTGTAAATTTTAATGCTGCGTTTGGTTGTTGTACTCCACTACCTGTTCCCCCACTCGCTACCGTAAGTGCTTGTGTAGAAGCGCCTCCAATAGCTACAGCAATGTAGCCTTTCATAGATTGTTCAAGTTTTTCTAAATTTTCATTTGTTATAGTTCCCCAGGTTCCAGAATTAGATCCAGTTGTCTGAAGATTTAAATTTAATATTGCTGAATCTGCCATTTTATCCTTATCCTGTTGGTACTATAGTCCAGATATCTGTGTTGTCATCTGGAACTCCGTTCCATATTGTTAATTTTGGTACCCCTGTTGCAAAAGTAGCTCTTACACCTTCTAATGTAACGTTAGCAGTACCTGTTACAACGACCGATCCAAGTGCAAAAGTTGCACGTACACCAGTTACGTCATATTTAGATTCTATTGTAACATCTCCTGTGCTAAATGTCGAGCGAACACCTACTAAGGTAAAATTAGAATCGCCTGTAACAGTGGTATTTCCAACAGCAAAAGTAGCTCTTACACCATTTGGTGTAAAGTTAGCATCTGCTGTAACAGTAAGTGCACCTACTCCAAAAGTAGCGCGAACACCTGTTATATCTTCAATAAGACTATTACCAGTTACAGTGACAGTACCTAATCCAAAGGTTGCACGTACACCCGTGGGTGTAACAACGATGCTACCAAATGATGAGGGACCCTGGGCAAACGTTTCGGTCGCAAAAGCTGCTGCGCCGAAGACCATTAGAGTTTATCCATCTCAGCTTTGACAGCCGCCCATGTTAGTTCTGCATGAGGGTTTGTTTTAGTAGTAATTCCTTCCCCATTAATTTCTCCAGTCTTCCAATCAATAGTTTTATAACTATTTTCATCTACTGTTTCTCCCAAAAAAGTTAATTCA